ATTTTTTTTCGAGCCAAAATTTCACCTTCTTCGAAGTGTAAACCTAATAATTAACCTAAAGCAAATTATTATTAGGTTTTAGATTATTTTTGCGTCACCTACGCCAGTTACATCAAGTAAGTAACTGGCTTCGGTGACGCCTATTTTTGTGTTTCTTCATTATTTTGTTCTAAAGTGTTATTTTTTTCTTGTGTTTGTTTACTACTTACGGACTGTTGTGGTTCGTCAAAGGTATGTTTGCTACCATACAGACCTTGTTGTTGGAGATATTCGAGCGTTGCAGGATCATTCAAATGGTCGATGAAATTCATAGGATCGTGACCGAATTTTGCTCGAACGTAAGCGGGTAAACTGTAGAATTCTTCACGAACTCCGGACACAAGCTCAAGCGCTGTACTGTAGTCGCCGGGAAGCGTTGCATCTCCGAACTGCAGGTAAGCGTATTGCGAGCTATCGCCGAGGTCAAGAGTCATGATACCTTTCTGACCGTCTGCATACTTATTTACGATGTAATTGATATCAGTTTCCTCTTTCTCGTCCTGAACTGTAAGAGAGGGCATGGTAAACTCAATACCGCAATGATCATGTTCTTCTACAGGATCGTAAGCTGTCTTAAATTTCATAGTTTCACCTCCTTTCGCAGGCGCCTAGACGCGGCGGGCGTAGCGCACAAAAAAAGGGCGATCTCCATGAGATCGTCCTTTTTCTGATACGCTCTTTATTAGATTATCATTTAGTAGAATCATTGTCAACAGTCTGCACATATTCTATGGCGCGACCAACCATGACAGGAATACGGGACTCGTCACAATTCTCAATGTAATAGCGACCGTCGCTGTCACCGAGATTGCCAATATAATACAAAGTAAAATCTTCAGGATACTTTTTAATAAGCATTTTATCATCGTTAACTATACCTTCAAAAGCTCGCAGAGCAAGCATATCATTGTGGTAAACCTGCGGAGGACTGAACTGTTCAGCCTTAGAATCATAAATGGAATAAAGTCTCAGCGGAACCATCTCCTTTTCTAAATGCAATTAAATACCTACGAATCATAAGATAAAGAATAGCTGATATAACAAAATAGTCATTATCAAGGCGAATAACCCTAGAACCATCAGGCTTAAGACGGTAAGCGGCATATTTACTACCACGAAAAGAGTAATCAAAAGAAATATTACGATAACGACAGAAATTTTTAACAGCTTCAAATTCACTAATAAGCATCACCTCATTTCTGACTTAATAATAACACGGTCATAATACCTTGTCAAGTTTTCTGCCGAGAAAATGCTTATACTTACCTTCCTGAACACGACAGCGGTCAACCAAACGCTCAAAAGTATTGTTCTCCAAGTTATAAAGCATCTTCTCAATGCGATTATTACGAATAAATTCCATCCAGTGAGGATGCGTTTCGTCAAATTTTTTGTCATAATAACGAGGAGGACGCATCTTTTTGCCGTTAATAACAACATAATCATTGGCATAACATTCTTCACCATGGTCTTCGAGCCATTTAGCACCTATGCCGGGACGATTGGAAGCAACCATGAATTCAGGAATACGACCTTTATAGTGAGAAGGAGCATCTTTACCTGTCTGCTTTTTAACTATATAGCGAGCGACATAGGCAGCAGAATCAAAGCTAAACTCACCAATAAGATGCATACCGTATTTCCATACCTTGGCAAAACGAGAAGAAGTATAAGTATTATAACCGTCTGTACGGAACCGAAAAATTTTGTCATCAAAATCAATATTAAACAAAATGTAATGATAATGGGGGCGACCATGAAGTTCACCATACTCACCACAGCCAAGAAAGCGAATACCACTGCCATACTCACGACGAAGATTTTTCATAAAAGTCTGATGAAATTTCTTGCTTAAGCTTTTATCACGTGGCAAATGATAATCGTCGAAAGTGCAAGTAACGAAATAAGCAGAAGACGAAGAACGGGCCTCGTGAACAGCACGGACAGCCCACTGTCTGCTATTTTCGAGACGACAACCGATGCATTGTTTACAAGAACAACGAATGAAACGACTATCGCCAGCAAGCTCAGGGTGAGAGGCAAGGCTACCGTAAAAACTATAATGTTGTTTTCCATTTTTCGTAATCGCTCCTTCGACCGGGTACATAAGAATAGGATTATAACAAACCATATTAATCACCTGTACCGATTGTATCAGGATTAAGTCAGAATGTCAAATCCTAAATCCACCTCGTCCTACTCTTTTGAAATTTCTACGACGAGATCTGGAGGTACGCCGGAAAAGACGACGAGAACCTCGTTTAGATAAGCGACGTCGTCTCATTTAGCATCCCTCCAAGAACCGAAAAAACGGCTAGTTTTTTTAGAATCATTCTTATTAGCAACTGGCTCAACAAGTTGCGCAACATCGGTTTGAAAGTCCGAAGCAACTTTTTTAGCAGTAACAGTATTCGAAGAAGCTTTACCTTTCAGAGCTTCAATTAGATCCACAACTTCCTGAATAAAGGGAACAACAACAGAAACAATAAAAGTCAAAATCATAGTAGTTTTATTAGACATAAAAGTTATCTCCTTCCAAAGTAACGACCTCCGAGGAAGCCTATAACATTTTTGACAGCAGAACCAACACCACTAGCGACAGACCTGGGAGCACCTGTAAGACTTTCAAGATCCTTATAGAAATCACGTTCCATACCTGCCATTTCAGTTTGAATATTATCAAAAGCGGCGGCAGAATTAGCACGATTAGCAGAAGCAATATTATTCAAAACACCAGAGCTAAGGTAAGAACCTTGAAGACGAAGGTTTTCGAGCTCCAGATTCATCTTCTCAAGCTCGTAACCAAGACGTTTCTCATAAGTCTGCTCACGAAGATTCAAATCATTTGCAAGAATACCGTTCTGAAGAACTGTACCATGGGTACTCTGACGCACAGAATCGGCTTCTGCGACATTTTTATCAATTTGAGATATTGCAAGATGCTCGGCATTCTTAGCCTGCCTTTCAGCGGCACTAGCGGCTTTAGCAGAATTCATAGTAGAACCTATGTCGCTCATGCCTACAGAAGCGGCTGAAGCTCCAGATATAGAACCGCCTATACCATTAGTTGCGGCAAGAACAGGATTAAGACCAGCATTGCGCATATCTTCTACAGCCCATTGATAACGATGTTTATAGTTTTCAACGTTCCACGCGTTAGCCTGTGCGGCATTAGCAGAATTGTAATGATTCTGAACTGCAGATCCTAAAACAGAACCAGCAACACTGCCTAAAGTATTAGAAAGCCATGACATAAAACCAACTCCTTCTAGAAATGATCAACAAGGCCGGGCGTACCAAACATAGGCATAGGACGCACAGTAGTGTAACGGAAGCCTATGTCAAGCAAGAATTCAGGCTCACTGGGAATAGCGATAATACGCTCAATAGGTGGATTTTCGACTATGAATTCTTCGTTAAGAGTTGGAGCATTTTTAAAGAACTGGGACAAATGCCACATATCTAAAGTACCACTAACTACAGAGCTACGGAACTTACCTGTAATCTGCGAAGGTTTATAGCGATATTCGGCATAACGTTCCTGATAGCCAAAAACAGTAGTATCAGCTTCAGAACCCTGAGCATAGATCTCACGAAGCTCAATAGCCTGTTCGCCAAGATGAGCAAATGTAGGCCAATAAAAATCATAAACAGTAGAGCGAAGCCACATCTTGTTAATACCCTGCTGGTAAGTAAGATCGGCACGAGCACATACAAAACCAAAAATATAGCCATGCTCAACGAAAGATTTAGTGAAACCATGAAACTTAGCGGCAGTAACACCATAAGCAGAGAGATTGCCTTGAGGAGAGGTAGTGTCAGTTGCGGAAGTCTGCGCTATTGGATTAACATTTACCATTTTGGTAAAGGAGCCGAGAAATTCCGGACGTTGAAGACGTGCGTCCGGAGAAACTACACCAAAGAAAGAGCGGAGCACTTCTGTATACCGACTACCACCACGAGCAAGGCGTTCATAGAACTTCTGCATCTGGAAAGCAGTACGAAGACTGTTGATTGTAAAGATACTTGAAGTATCCAAATCAACATAAGAATCATTGCCAAGGTAAGTAGAAGCGGCTTGAGCAGACATAGTTATCGAACCACTGGCATTACCAGCAAAACCGCCTACGCCACTATAATCAGAGGTTGAACCATGACGGTTAAACGAAATAGAGTTAGTACCGCTTGCAATTCTACGGCCGCCTGAAGAAGAGGCATCACCGCCATAGGCAGTAACAGCGGCGAGCTCAGAATCACTACTATGGAGAAGATAACCAGTACCAGGGGTAGGATCAACTATAGAAGCGGTACCAGCAAGACCTATAGAAACGCCAGGTCCTTTCTGTGTCCACGGAAGAGCAGAAGTAAAGTAATCATGACGCTTACCACGAGGCGGACAGGCTAAGCCGGGAACAATACTGGTACCTGACGTGAAAACCCAGGAAGGCTGCTCAGTAGCTCGGGCAGAGTTTAAAACTTCGTTAGTATCGCCTTTCTGAATCTTGACGGATTTTTGGAGGTTTTCATCTCTAAACCATTCATTCCAAATAAGGTAAACACCACGAAACGGAAGAGCACTAATACCAGATAAATTACCAGACGTATTCACGGGCAAACCGAAATAGTCCCAAAGAGAGCCTATATAGGCATTTTCAGAGTTACCAGTAGCAGAAACAGTAGGGATGACATAATCAGTACTATCATCAGGGTCTTCCTGCTCAAAGCAGAAGTTCTGCCAATGTTCCCAAACGAGGCGGTTTGGTACAAAAAAGAAAAACCAGTCCAGATAAATATTATCCATGATAGGCTTAATAGGAGTAGCCAAGCGAGCGAAATAATTAACAGACATACGAGTAGTATCGCCAGGCAAAACCTCATCAACAAATACAGGAATAAGCTTGCCTGAATTAAACGTTGTCTTATAAACATGCGAACGGTCGAATTTAGTCCTTTTCATGTACATCGCAGGAGCATCGCTAAAGCGATGTCCTCGAACTCTTATTTTTTTTCGAGCCAAAATTTCACCTTCTTCGAAGTGTAAACCTAATAATTAACCTAAAGCAAATTATTATTAGGTTTTAGATTATTT